ATGTTAGCTCCTGGATTATTCAATGCAGGAATATTTCCTTCTTCATCAGATGATAATGGAACTCCAACTTCTTCAGCTGCTTTTCTAATTTCTGGAGTAGTTGCATTTCCAGTTTGATGTAAGAATTGTAACCATTGCAATAATTTATCAGGTTCTATCTGAGTCTTTTGTGATTTACCAAATCTTAATTCCAAATCTGTTTCAGTCCAGGGAATAGGAATTATACCTAATGCAATCCTTGGATCAGTTGTTTCGTTAAAGTAATACCAAGGTTCTAGAATCATTTCAGAGATTTGATTTTTTAATTGTATAGGGAACTGAGCTAAACCAATTTCATCTAGTATAGCTGATTCTTCTCCATTTGCATATGTAGGTCCTTGAGATTGTCCAGCAATTCTTCCTTTACTTGTTTGTAATGCTTTGAAGATTGCTCCTTGGAACAAGTCCATAAATGCATTTGGTTCATAAGCTCTAATTCCAGAACCAAGCTCTTGAATTTTCATTCCTTGAGAACCATGAACTAAATCTTCTCCAGGGAATAAACTTCTAATCTCTGATCTAATATCATTTCTTTCATCATCTGTAGAGTTTGGAGCTTCATACACATTTCTTGGAAGATATCTATAGAGTGAACGATAAACTAAATTTTGTACTCCATGTTTGATATCCAAGTAACTCATCCTAACCATTGTTTGTAATCCATCTGGAGTTTGTTCTTCATAATTTACAGTCTTTACTAATTGTGTCATCATTCCAAATCCAAATGCTTGAGCATTAATTGGATTCCATTTGAAATGCATTATTTCATAAGGCCTAAAGTATCCATTGTATTGAGCTCCTCTAAACTCATACCATATTGGCCTTCTATCAGGAGTCCACCAAATACGAGCTGCAGATGCAATTGGAATTTGTTGAAAATCTTTTACTGAATCAATTTCCCAAATTGGTTTTCGTAATCTCCAGAAACTATTTCCAAATGCTAAACATTCTTTTGCAATTTGATTTGCAATATAATCTAATTCAATTAATTTTGTAAAGTCTTTCATGTGAGCAATCAAGGCTTCTGTTTTTCCCTTGAAATAATGTTCAGCTCCTGTTGCATTTGCTGCAAGAAAGTTGATTGCCATTTGTGCATCTTCATCATCAATGTAACCTTGCAATTGATCTTTGAATGGAACAACTGGAGTATCAAATGGAGTATAAGTAAAACCTTCTCTTGGAAAATGATTTCCTCCAATGTTTGAAAACCAAAATGGAGAACCAACATCTCCTTGAGGAAAATCAGGTTTGATTCCTCCAGCTCCTCTGTCAGCTAGATAAGATGGATTGTACATTTGAGGAAAATAATTAGATTCTTTGTTCTTGATATTTCCTAAACTAATTTTTTTACCTGTTCCTCTTAAATTATATCCAGTTCTTTGAGTAACTTTTCCAGGTCTTGGCATAGCTCCCCAAGGAGAGCTTGAGCTTTTAGAATAGATATCTCCCATTGAATTTTTGAAGAGTGGATATTATTTAAAATTCGAATCCTGGAGGTTTAGAACATAAGGCAATGGGCCTCTAGGATGAATGATTAGATCAGGAGCTAGCCAAAAAACATTGCGACATGAATCTAACTAGCTCTCGATCAATGCTATCATGCTGTTTCCATTGTTTAAATTCTTCTCTGAGAATCTCCCTCCTCTTGTAGAAGGTTTTCTAACATACATTTTCTTATAGAGTTCTAGAGGATTGATTTTATCAAGTGATTTGATTTCAAAGATTTCATTGATGTTAATGTATTTGATATCTAATGGATTCTCAATCTGGAAGAATTTTTCCATAATTGGTTTAATTTGCTTCTTGATGAATCTCTTGAATGCTGGAGTTTCTTTGAATTTTTCTACTTGAGCATTTACTTCTTGATCATACTCATATGCACAATTACCACAAAGAGGTTTATCTAATTGCCAACACATCTTTTTTCCAGGGAATCTAGTTCTGAATTCGCATTTTCTACAAAGAGCCATTATAATTTTACTCCTGCTTTCTTAAGCTGGTTAATTACATCAATGAAATCATCCAAAGAAAGTTTATGTTCATTTTTAGAATTTAATTTGAAAAGATTTTCACAATCATAATCATCAATTGAAACAGGAATATAGAAGTATTTTTTTAACAATGGAACAAAAATATCATTCCATTTTTTAGCAGCCTTTTCTTTGTGTTTATAATTTACCTCAACTATCAGAGTTCTCATTTGTTGAGGCCAATCAACAGCAAAATCAAATTTATGTTTCTGAACTTCAGAATCTAATATATCAAAATCAGATTTGTTAATTAACTTTTTAATCGGTTGTTGAGAATATATTACACATGAAGGAAAAATTCTCTGAAGTATCTCTTTAACAATTTCTTCTCCTCTTCCAATGTATTGCTGTTCACTCAACGTAATCTTGCTCCTCCTTTTGGTCCAGAATAAATTCCTCCAACTTCATAACTTGGTTCAGGTTGTTGATCTGCAACTAAAGCTTGACACATTGCAGAAAGAGAATCTGCAGGATGATTGTATTCTTTTCTAGCATGTTGTCTTTCATCTTCAATTACTTTATCAATTTCAGGTTCAATATCTTTTCTAATTAATGAAGTCCAATCTTTGATCAACCATTCTACTTCTTGATCATACATATAAGGAATCATTAGCTTTGGCCTGGATAAAATTTCTTCAAGTGGGAATTGTGGATGAGGAACATACCATTGAATAAAAGATACAAAATCATCAATCACTTGAGTTTTATCTAAAATAATTTGTTGAGATTGTTCTCCAGTTTCATCTAATTCTCTTTCTTTAAATTCTAACTTTTGAGCTTCTCTTCCTACAGTACGAGTTCCAATGTATTTCAAATTACCTGTTCCAAGCCAAGGAGCTCCAGTTTTTCTATTGAATCCTCCAAGTTGCATTTTGTTAATTCTATCAGCTCCATAACCTAAATCCCCACATCCTGCATCAACTCCGTAGATATGATGTAAGTTTGCAAGATACTCTGCTTGATCATCTGGATTCTCTGGAGGTCTTTCTTCTATCCATACCAATTGATAACGAGATTCAGCCATGTGATGCCTTTTCCATTTTACTATAATTACAGGAACTGTAGCTCCTCTTCCAGCTTTTCCAGAACCATAATCAACTCCCATCAAAACCTTGATTTGTTTTCCAAATGTATTTTTTAGTTCTATAACTTCTTGAGCAAATTCTGGATGAATCAATCTAAGATAAGAATATGGTTCCATACAAGCTCTAACCATTTCTTCAGTAATTGGCCTACGTTGAGCTTCATAGAATCCTCCAAGAGTGTGAGCAATGTACAAGGCTTTAGGATAATTCTTTTCTTTGTACTCTATTGCAAATCTAACAGGAAGTTTTCTTTGCATTGCATTTGCTATAGTATGAGGGATATGAGGGAATATTGTTTGAGGTAAATGATATCCAGGGAACTCTGCATTGTGTTTGTTTTGAGCAATCCATCTTCCATCCATCACATCTTTCAAATAATCTTCAACAATTAATCTTCCAGTTCTATCAAAGTGTAATTTATCTCTCCAATACTTATCTTTGAATCTCCATTCACTCATTGTAGTTTGCTTCCATAATCTTTCAAGTTCTGATCCTGATTCTCCTCCAATTCCTGCAAAGCGTAATTTTCCCATAGTGGTAGATAGAGCTTCATAAACAACTCCAAGATGTTCTAACTCCAAGTATTGGCATTCATCCAAGCATACAACATTAGGAGAAGAACCTTCAATATGTGTAAAACTGGCTTCATCAGAAACAATCAAGGTTTGAGAACCATTTTCAAATAGAACTTTTGTTACTTGGCCTGGCATTCCAGTTTTGTTACCAAGACATGCAGATCGTAACAATGCATGTTTGTTTAGAGTTTGTTGTCTATAACGATAAGAAAATTTTGAAACAGAATCATCATCATATGATACATAAACTCCAGTAGAATTTTTTACAGTAGTTGCAATATGTGCAAGAATATTACAGAACCAAGTTGATTTGAAAACTTGCCTTCCAGCCATAACCATAAGCTGATGATGTTCATCATCTAGGATATGATGCCAAAAAGGATAAGGTAGAAAAGAGTATGGCCTGTTATCTAATTCAGGTCTAACAGTTAGAATCCATTCAAAAAAGTCTTGAGGGAAATCAACTTCATCTTCAATAGCTCCAATCTCTACAAAAGTTTCAGGGAGGCCCTCCCAAACATTAGTCATATGGTCCAGTTTTACTTCCTCTTTTTGAACTCCAAGTTCTGTTAGGAACATTACATTTCATAC